CTCATTTATCGTGAACCGCAGCCCTTGGAATATGTCCGTCAGCCCGCCAACCGAATCCCCGAACTCATCCAGCAGCTTCAGCCCGGACTCAATCAGGACCAGCCGCAGGTTGTTGACCATGTTCTGGATCTGATTGTTGACCGTGTCGGCCATCTTATTGAACGCCGTGGCGGTGGCGCCGGACTTCAACTCCATAGCGGATAATGCCGCCTCAAACTTGGCCGCGCCAACGCCGGTCAGCGCCAGAATAGTGTTCAGACCCTCGATGGACCCGAACAGCTTGATGACACTGTCCTCGGTGAAGTTTGCCGACCCGGTTATGCTCTGGAGGACCCCGTCAAGCCCCTTAGATCGCAGTGCAGCCGCATCGAATTGAATGCCCAGCCGCTCCGCTTCTTCACGGGCATCCTCGGTGGGCTTGAGGATGTTTGAGATTGCGGCCTTGAGACCCGACATGGCCTCAGAAGTCTTGATGCCAGACGCCGTGAGCGCCGCAACCGCAGCGTTGAGCTCATCGAAGGATATGCCGCTATTGGCTGCTATCGCAGCAACCCGGCCCAAAGATCCGGCAAGCTCAGGCAGTGTGGTCTGACCTAGCCGGACGGTGGTGAACAGGGCGTCACTGAACTCCTCAGCCTGCTCCGCTGATACGCCATAGGCATTCATGGAGGATGCCAAGACCACCAGAGTGGAATTGAGGTCAGCGTTGGAGGCAACGGCCAACTTCTCAGCGGCACTCAGGGCGTTGAGCACGTCCTCATAGGCAATGCCGGCGGAGATGGCGGAATACACCGCCCCGTTGATGTCCTCAATCGCAAGGACTGAGTCAGCGGCATAGTCCCGGATGGCCAGTGAGAACTGGTCCATGGAGTCCGGGGCAAGGTCAAGCAGGGTTGAAATCTCCGCCGTGGCCTGCTGGAACTTTGCAGCCTCGTTGATGGAGAACCCGACCATGGCCGCGCCAAGCGCAGCGAGTGCCGCATCAATCTTGACGACTGAGTCAAAAGCATTGGCAAACGGTTGAGATGCGTTTGTCAGCCCGGTTTCAAGATCGTCAATGCTCCGGGCAACATTCTTGGCAATGGCGGTTGCCTGATCCTTTCCGCCAAAGATAATCTCAACTGTCTTTGAATAGTCAGCCATCGGTCAGCCGCTTGTCCTCATAGTAGATCCCCCACAACTCCAGCTCTGTCTGTGTGAGGAACCCGTGTGGGAATAAGTCTGGCCGGATCTGAAACAGGAACGCCCCTTGGCGCTCCGCCAACATCATCATTGCTCTGGTGTTTGGCTGGCTCCAGATCCATTGTGCTTTCCCGGCTCTTGCCCCTGCCCCGTCAGCTTGACAATCTCGTCAGTGATGATGCGGAACTCGACTGGGAACGCCTCAGACAGTTTAACAGCGGTCTGGCGGTCAAAGACTGGTTCAACAGCCCCCAAGATAAGCATCTCAACCCGCTTGGCCATCTGGGGTGGCGTGTCGTCGCTGAACCCTAGTGCCTCCTTGATTGCGCCGGTCTGCTCGTTGCTTGTCCCCCCGGACAGCGCCTCAATGAGACGGCGGGCGGATTTGCTCTTGTCGGCTGCGCTGTCGGCCTGACACAGCTCGGCAAAAGTGAGTCCCCGGACACTGAACTCCGGGGACTCCCCCTCATCGAACCACTCAGCCAATGCGGGGACCTTGACAACCCCCTCACGCCTGCTGAACTCAGCGCCAGAAAAACGGTCAGTGTTAAAAGGCATCAGCTAGCCTTTTCAACACCTTCGCTCTGGGCGCTGATGGTACAAGCAGCCTGCTGATTGTCGCCCGCCGGCCAGGTGCGCGCAATGCCCAGCTTGCCCTGACAGAGCAGGTGCGGAGTCTTGTATTTGTCAGGATAGAATCGGAACCACAATGTCTCATTCTTGAGCGCAACCAGTGGGTCGGTCACACCGTCCTGAACGTATGCGGTGAACCCGCCCTGACCCAGAGACGCAGATGAGGCGCCCAGTGTCGTGCCGTATATCGGTGTGGACGATACGCTGTGGCTGGTTTCCGGCGCCGTGAAGTCACTGGCCAGAGAGACTTGGCTGAACAGCGGGGTGTAATACTCCGCATAGACAGCCTTGGCAACGCCGCCGGTGTGGATGGTCGGCAGAGCAGACAGGAACTCAATGGACCCGGACTCTGGCTTTTCATTCCATAACGGGAAGTCAAATCGCTCCTGATGTACGCCCACAACCTGGAAAATCTCAGAGGCATCAACGACAGCAGCCGCTGTGCTGGTGAGGCGCACCTGACCGATCTCAATACTGTCAGTCGGGATCAATGGAGGACCGCCAGCAGCGTCACGAGTGTCGCTGAAGGCAGAGGCGTGCGCTGTGCCGGCAACCACCGCAATCGCCCCAGCGTTGTTCACCGTGATGGAGTGGATCTGGTAGGCATTGGTGGCGTCCCGGGTCAACTGCACGTCAGCAGCCGCACTGACGCTGGTCTCAACGCCGTTGAGGTTACAGGTAATGGCGGCCACGTCAACGTCATCGGTGCCAGCGGCAGCAGCCGGGGTGATGGCGCCACCGGTGATCAAACCGTTAGGCTTGACGTCCGGGGTAAAGCCGGAACGGCCAGACCAGAGACTGGCTGCGGAAGTGAATGAAATGTGGTCACCAGAGTCGGTCAGCGCCACCATTGCGGTGAAGTTCTGCCCGGCCTCATAGTCCAGTTGTGCGTTTTCTGCTGTTGGCATCGTGTTCCCCTCTATGGCTGAGTGTAGGGATCTCCCCTCACAGTGTTGTATATTACCTGAAAATTGATCAACACAGAAGCCGCATCTGACTGGACCGTGCTGTACTGCGTTTCAGCCCCGGTGTACTGGGTTGCCTCCACGAGTCCGGTCAGTGACGTATCTCCCTGAGTGATCCCCTTGATGATCTCAGCCATCCACTGATTGAGTGGCGCTGAGGCGCTATCACTATCAGCTACACTCACCAATACCTCAACGGTGAATTCCATTAGCTGCTTAGTGAATCCCGCTTTGTGCTCCGGGACTTCTGGACCATCCCAGAGAACAACCGCTGGCAGATTATCCGGGTCATGCGAACGCACGCACCGGCTGATTCTGCCTGTAGTATCTAGGTCAAACCCGTTGCCGGGTGTAATACCCTCCAGCTTGGTCTGGAGCGCCTGTAAAATCTGCTCTCTGATGGAGTCCGCCATATTACACCTTGTCCCAGTACTGTGTGTACACGCGATTCATCTCATGGTCTAGGTTTTGGGCCAGCACCCCAGCGGAAGTCTCTGACACAGCCTTCTCCGCCTCGTACCTAAACACCTCAGAGATGTGCGGACCATCCAGCTCATCTATAGGCAGGACCGTACTGCCCCAGACGTTGTTGCGCGCCTCCCGGCGTGGTGCTGCCTTCTTGCGGTACTGGTGCTCAATACCCCGCTTGAATACGCCGGTGTGCCCGCTCTTCATGGTGCGCATAAACGCCCCCTGTATCAGCTCCCGGGACCCGTCCCGGCGGACCTTGACCGTGACCCCCCGCTTGACCTCCCGTGCCCCGTAATTGGCCAGAGGCACCGGCTTGCCGATTACATCCAGCTTGGAGGTGAGGGTGTTGAAGTTTGACCGGTGTATCGCAGTGTACTCCCTGATGACCTTTTTCGTGAGATTCAGCCGGGCATTTACCCCGGCCACGGCCAGTGTGCGGGCCTGTCCGACCGTCTTGTTGAGCGCCGCATTCAGCGCCCGTGGATACCCCAACTTAATGGACTTGAGCGCATCCCGCACCTCCTTCATCTGCTGCGGGTCAAACTTCAAAGTGGTCATGTTACGGATACCCCCACAACAACCCCATCATTGTATGTCTCCTCCATCACGGTGTAGGTGACGCTGTCATAGACCACAGTGGCGCCCTTCACCGGGTTGGGGACTTTCTCAACAAGGAAACGCATCTCAACAAAGTCCTGGGTTGTGTATGACTCCCCGGATGAGACCCGCTGGACCCCCTTGTCCTTGACTACAAGGACATTTGCCGGAAGTCCCCCCGGCGGAGTGTACACAGACATAACGCCGAACAGGTTGAAGATATGCTTGGCGCTGTTCTCAAAGATACCCATTATGGAATCGTGCCGGTCACTATCGCCACGCCTTCAAACCATGTGGACTTTCCATTGTCGTCCACCTGGATCTCCAGAAGTGCCGCCCCCTGATGTGTTACGTTGAGGGTGTCCGCCTCAGCAAATTCGACGGTCACCAGAGAGGTGGCCCACGCAGCTCCGGGTGCGGAGTTGGACTGGACAACCGGGTCAGTGTAATACTCATCGTGCTCAAGAGATACCAGCCGTGCCTCCACGGTGGCGCCTGCGTTGATATTGAATGTGGCCCCGTCCTTGTATAGCTGGACTGACATCACAATGTCGTCGCCTGATACTAATGTTGGTGTTGCCATCGCCCGCCCTCAATCGGTTGTCTGGGAGTATACTATGGTTGCTGTACGGTTTTCCTCCGTGATGTCCATGGTGGGTTCAGCCAAGGTTACAGTAGCCGTGTGAGACACGGTTATGTTCATGGTCTGCTCCACCATCACGATGGTCATCGTGTTATAGACATTCTCATAGAAAAACTGGCTGATGAAACTTCCGACCGCTTGGCCCGCAGCAATAATCGTGCCAATGATCTTCTTGCCGATGCGCTTTGCTATCGTCCCGGACCCGGTGATGGCTCCTGCCAACGATTTGAGCACACCCTTTGTAACTGCTCCAACAGGTGTTATCGACCCGGCTATGGTGCGGAGAATTGCCCGGAGACCGACTGCCGACCCTGACCCGGTGATGGACCCCGCCAGCGCCAGCGCCGTCTGCTTCAGTACCGTACCCGCAGCCGATATGGACCCGGCAATGCTCCGTGCCGTTTGCTTGGTGATAGACCCCACCGCCGTGATGGACCCGCCCACCGCCTGCTGAATGGTGCCAAGGATCTTCTCACGGAGCAGAGACCCGGCGGCAGTGATGGACCCCGCCAGCGCCTGAAGAAACACCTTGAGGGTGGACACCGCCCCGGACCCGGTAATGGCGCCGGCGGCAGATATGTATATCAACTTCAGCAGCGCCCCTGTGGAAGTAATGGCGCCGGCCAAGTCTATTGACGTCAACTTCCGGACCACTCCAGACCCGGTTATGGACCCGGCTACCGCAGCCCCGGACCGCTTGAACAGCGCCCCGGTAGCCGTGATGGACCCGCCCACCGCCTCAAGGAACACCTTGATGGATGTGAGGGCGCCGGACCCGGTGATTGAGCCGGCTATGGACACGTACACCGACTTGAACAGAGCGCCGGCGGCTGTTACGGTCCCGGCTACCTGCTTGCCGATCTGCTTGACCAAAGATCCGGACCCAGTTATGGACCCGACCAGAGACTTGCCAACCCTCCCCGCAACAGCGCCGGCGGCAGTGATGGACC